TTTTACTTACAAAGCACATAATACACTATATTGTGAACCTTGTAAACAAAGAAGAAAAACAAGGTCTTATAGACACTCCAAACGTAAATCTAGACAGTTAGATGTCCAAAAAGTAGACTTGTAAGTCTAGCAATATCTACATTTATTTTTACATATATCCATTAGGCATACATTGTATTGCCTCTTTGTACTATTTGGACATTATTAATTAACAATTATCACATATTCTATCTAAACAAGGAATTCTTTCCCAGTTTAAATAGTCTACATATTTTATTCTTGTTGTAGAGTGCAATCCGTAACTCCAATATTTATTACAGATTGGGCAAAAAGAAGGAGAATAGCTAGGAGTACTATTTCTAGCTCTAGCTATTCCCTCTCCATATTTAATTAATTTGAAGTCTATCCATTCGGCAGCTTCATCGCCAAAATAATATTTTAAATCATCAATTTTAGCATTTGTTTTATTTCTGTATTTATCATCTTCAGAAGCCATTTTATCATCCTTATCATATTGGCTTCCTTTACCATCTTCACATTTTTAAAGTCTTAATTTTATCTATCGCTAGTGACATTATAATCATAAACAATAATATACCACCCATCCATATCACAAAAGCGATACCTAGGATAAATATATTTGCTATCCATTCAGCTATATCAAATACCAGCATTTTCTATCTTTTTAATTAACTTTTTGCAGTTATCTACAATAAGTGGTTTTAACGTACCGATTGTTTTTAGAAATATTTTTGTATCATCAAGAATAACTTCTAATTCCATTATTCTATTATCTTTCTGATTTAATATTTCTACTATTTGCCTATCAGTTTTATTCCCTAATCCGTAACTTTTATCATCTATTCTCATATAGGTATCCTTCTTTCTTTTTACATTTATCACAGGTTTTTTTAATTAAACCATATGTTGGCATATCTTCATAATTAATAAACTTTTTTCTGTTATTTGAGTAATCGTATTGCCATACAGAATTACAATTTTTACAATGCTTTAAAGTACATCTATGTAATTGCAATTTTGTTGTACGACTTTTAGTATATCTTCTTTGCGGTTCTAAATACCATGGTAATTCTATTTTAAAACTATCTTTCATAATAATTAATTGAGGCTCAGGGCGCCAACCAAGCAAATACTTTCATATGTTAACCTCAACTTCATTTCACAAACCTTATAGGTCCTTTCATTTTAGTTTAGTTATTAAAATATTTGTCTGAGCCTCAAATTATTTAGTCACAATTTCCAGTAGTACAAGCACCTGACTGAGCATCTAATACTTGGTCTTCAGTTATGTTTTTTTCTACTTTTTGATTTAAATCATTAATCCTTGATTGTGCTTTGCGAACAATATCATTAATGTCTTGAATTAGTTTACCTTGTCTATCAGTACTATATAGCGCATCTGTTATTTTTTCTAATTCATCTAAAGTAAAGTAAACACCAACTTTATGTTTAGTTACAACTTCAGTTTCTGTTTTTATTTCCATCATTTTCTATCCTTTTAGTTTCTTTAATAATGTTAAGAAAACATTCATATCCATAAGAGCGTAGGTATCTCCACGATCTTCTCTGAATGCTACTATATCTGTATGCTCACATTTTAAAAATGAAGCAATCTTTTTTCTGCGTTTAGCTTGAACAGTATATTCTTCTATGGTGCAATCTACTTCTTCATGGAGTCCCAATGATTGACCATTAGAACCCCATGCACGAACAGATTTTAAACCAAAGCCCTTAGCCAGGTTTACAAGTTCACGTTCAAAAGCGTTGCCTTTTTGTTTACTTGGACTAGCCATCGCTTCCTAGGGCAACCCAAAATAAATCAGGTGTTAAACGCTTTACATTTCCTTGTCTGCATCTTATTGCCATAAATCTAGCATCACGTTTTAATTCATCTAATAGCATCTCTATTGAACCAGCTCCAAGTTGCACACCTTCCTTTTTAAAGATTTCTTTAATTTCTTTTTTTGTCATTTTTATCCTTATGTATTATTTGTATTAAGTAAGCAGTTATATATATGATTGCATCAAGAAGTTCTTCTAAAGTTTCTTGTTTAAAGTTTCTACCATCATTTAATGGTAAAGGACCACCATATCTATCTGCTCCTAGTAGTAATCTTTCTTGTATTTTTTTAACAAGGTCTTGTCTCATATCTATCTCGTCTGAGAAGTATTGATCTTTATCTTTTAAGGTAGCCATCTGTTCCACCTATGTAGTGTTAAACTGATTTCTAATGGGCCAACACCAAATCCAGCAATAATATGCTCACCATTCAGCGAGTGTATTCCCATTGTAAAGTTTATTATCCAAAGAAGAATAAGGGACGTAAGTACGCCCCCCTCTTCTTGCTTGTATTTAAATGAAATAAGTCCTTTAGCAATATTTATTTTCAAACTTGTTCCCATCTAAATGTTTTTGGTTGAAACTCGAATTGTAATTTCATTTTATTTTCGTCTCTAGATTTCTTACTTATTAGAAAGCGAGTAGGTTTATCTCTATCACCAGTAATAGCTAATACTTTATCAGCTTTCTGAACAACATTCATACTTCCTTTTGCAGATGTTAATTCAGTTGTCTGAGTCTTTGCACCATCTTTATTCATATGATGCACACCTATTACTATTAGGTCTTGAGTAATAGCAATTGTTTTAAGTGTATTGATAATCTTATTCATTCTTTCAAATTCATTATATACATTGTCTACGTTGATGTCTTCAGTAGTATCAACCACAAGTACTTTTGGTTTTATTTCTGCGATTTGCTTTTCAAGTCTGCTTAACTCAATTGGATCACTAAGTACAGATATTTGTTTAAATTCTCTACCAAGATTTGACTTTTCATCTTTATTAATTGCTTCTGCAATAACTTTTTCTTTAGGTAAGCTATGAGTTATTTGGCAAAAGCGTCTAAACATTAAATGATGATGAAGCTCAAGACTTAAATAAAGACAAGTGAGATTTGGTAAATTTGCAACTAGGTTCTGTACAAATGCAGTTTTACCTAATCCTGTGTCACCTAAGATAATCACTAATTCTCCAGGATATACAGTATATTTCTGTCCCTGTCTAGGAAGTTTCCATATGTCGCCAAAATCAAATGATTTATCTGTAAAGTCTTGTTTTATATAATCTTGATAAGAAGATTCCATTTGTTGTGCATTCTTGATATTTAAAGAATAATCTTTGCGCTTATAATAAATGCATTTTGTACTGCACCATTGCGCCATGATTGGGTCATCACATCCATATTGATAACCTTCTTTAAATACTTGTTTTGTGCAAGATTCGGATTCTTTATTTAAGTTAGAATACGATTTTAATGCAACTTCTACAATCTCTTGTGGAGTTCCATTTCTTCTAAGCCAAGAAGCAATGCGCATCATAGTTTCATTTCTCTGTCCCTGAATTGGGCCAGCGTGATATGCTTTTTGCATACAAGTAACAATTGAGTTAGGGTCGCCTTTTATCTTATGTAGTTTTGCAGTTACAGGAAGAGATGCTCTTGTTGGTTTTTTAATTAAATGAGAAAGCATTCTATCTATTTTAATATCTTCATCAAACCAAAGTCCATATTCTTTATAGGGAACAGAACAAACTTCTTTTATATCATTCATGTCCCAAGTAAATAAGTCTTCTCTATCTATTTTTGTTTTATAGAATCCTGATTTTTTATTAATAGTTCCACCTGCACGAATCAATCTTGGTTTATCAAAGATATTATCAGCATGAGGAAATATTTCTGCAATTGTTGTTTTAACAGTAGTGGGAAGATCAACTCCTGATTCAAATCCAAATACATCTGCTAAATGCACATGAAATCCTGTACCACTATACCATATAGTATAGTAATCATCTGGAATAGAATAATTATTAACCAATTCTTCTGTTATAAAATAACGCATTAAATCAAGCAGTTCTTTATCTTCTAAACTACCTTTATCAAAGTCTAAGATTATTTGATTAATATTAGCTAATCCACTAAAGTTTTGTATTGTTCTTGTTTTTTCTATATGAGATTTAAGATTTGCATCAAAACAATACCAACTATAATAAACTTCGCTTTTATCTTCTATTTTCCCAATAAAGTCATGCAATTGGTCTAACCGCATGACTTTACCACGATTACTAACAGAAGGAGAGGCTACTTCTACATATTGTTTTTTAATGTCCAAGTATTTTTCCTATTGTTTTAACTTTGTACATTAAAATGGCATATCATCGTTTTCAGCATCGAATGCTGCTTGATGCTTATCTATTTCCGTAAAAGAATCTGCATGAGCATAATCTTTTGGAACCCATTTAGCATCTTGGTTATTCCATTGATGATATAAATGGTTTTTACCTTGTTCTTCAGAGGCAAAGAATTTCCATGTATTTCTAGACCTATCGCCACTTGATTCATATTCACAAATATAAAAACTACGACCACATAAATCAGCCTTTACATCATCTTTCAAGGTAGAACCATCTTCAGTTAAAGAATCCATATCATCCATTCCTAATGATTTAAGAAAATGACTTACTCTCCAACTACCAAATTCAGTACCATTTTTTCTCGTACCAAAATCAACTGCTTTACCTTGTTCTTTAAGATGATTGCCACTTAAAAAGATTTTCTTTTCAAATGACTCTGTGCCATCATTTTTTTGTGTAGTACCATTTACAATAAGATTAATGTCTTGATTGTAAGTATTATTTTCATTGTCTTCTACAGATGATATAGTAAATAGATTTACATAAACACCTTTAGGATAATTTATGCTCCCATTAGAGCTTTTTTTACTTGGTTGTCCAAATGCCATTATTTATTCTCCTTTAGTTTTTCTTCTGCTTTTTTAACAAGTTCTGATGTCCAGCCATTTGCATCTAAATAATCAATTGTAGTTTGTTTATCAGCTTCAGCTAATCGCTTTGTTAAATCAGCTATTACTTTTTTTCCAACTTGTTTTATCTGACCTGCTTTAGCATCCTCAATTAAAGTTTGAGCTTCCAATGCACTTATTATATATCCATCTTGAGCAACTTTCTTTAATCTTGATTTATCAAAAGGTAGTGTTTTTACATCTCTAGCAAGTCTATCCATTTTAATAGATTGGTCTTGTGTAACACAGTTTTCTTTTACAGGCTTACCATTATGATGGAGTTCTTCACGATTATCCATGCTATCGGGGTCTGGAGTATCATCAATAGCGAGTAAACCATTACAAGCATATTTACGAGCATATGTGGAGGCAGTACCTGTCATTTGTGGGTCATCCATACCTTTTTTATTAAGTGATTCCCTGGCAATTCCTACGCTTTCAACGCTATCTTCACCATCAGATAAAGTTGCAGTAGCTTTGATATAATTATTGCCATTAGCCTCAATAAGATCATCTGTAATTCTTAAACTACAGTTTGTTTGTTCGAGCAATGGTTTAACTTTTGAATAAATATCGCTAAGTGTTCTATAGTTAAACTTTGCAAAATTATTTACATTTCCTTTTTCTACTTTTAAAGTAGTTTGTATAAACATTAATTTTTCATCAATGTTTTTAAAATCCAGTTCTTCTGGTTGTTTCATTTATTTTCCTTTTTGTTTAAGTCTTCGTATTCATCTGGATAACATCCAAATTCTTCACTTGATGTGCCTTTTTTATTTTCTATCTCATAATAGCAAAATGTTTCTCCATTCAATTCTTTGTATCCATCTTCACAGATTCTTGAACAATTAACACATATTGCTAAATCAGATATATATTGTGTTTGATAATATGTAAAATCACTCATAGAGTTGCTCCCCCTTAAAAGGGTACTAACCATGACGTTAAGTAATATAAGAGGGAGCATTAGAATTAACACAAAGCCATTGCGTGGCGATGCAAGTCAATATGTTTTTCTAAGATTTTATTAGGAGGAGTTGTTTTTAAAGCTTCTGTACTAGCATTGTATAAGCTCCATAACGTATTAGGTTCAAACTCTTCATGATTTGGTTTAAACCATTGTTGTTTTGCTTTTTGCATTTGCCTTGGTGTCATAATTCCATTAATAAACAATCTGCCTAAAAAGCTACCTGCAATGTCTTTTGGTATTTCTCTTTCTTTCATTCTTTCTGAGTCTTCAGTTAAATTTTGAAAGTTTTCAATACCTCTGTAAAGAGTAGTCATTGTTTTTTCTTCAATGTCATTCCATACATTTTTTGTATGCTTTCTCATATAAGTGACTTCGCCACGAAACATAAGATTATCACAAACAAAGATTTGCGCACCTGCACAAAAACCATTGCTCATTGATTTATCATAACTAGAACGAATACCAACTGCATAGCCCATTTCTGGATTATCTGTTGATTCATATTGCAATACTGCAAACATACGTTGGTCTTTATTTTCGCCACCACTTAATGCATATTGATCTTTTACAAACGAATAATCATTAAGTAGTCTATCTGCTATTTTTCTCGTATTTGATACCAAGTCTCCAAAAGAAACAGGTATATACGTATCGGTTTGTTCGGGTAGTGGTACGGATTGTATTTCATCAAAATTTACAATTCGTCCACCACAATGTGTCATTATCATAATTTTTTATCTTTTTGCATATTTAAAATAGAATGGGAATACAATTTGATTGCAATCAAAGTTACTGCATTTCCATATATCATAAGTTCTATCTCCATCATCTTCAGCATCTTTTTCAAATATAAGCTTAGTTTGACAATGAGGACATTTTTCATTTGTTTTGTTGCCCAAGAGAGATTCCTTTCTAATGGTTCGCCCCGATACAGGCAAAATATAGGATATGAATAAAGGTGCATCGGGGCTTTAGGTCGGATTACCAGAGTCTAATTCTTCGTAAGTTTTAATCGTGTACTGGCATAACTATATAATTTGCGTTTATTAGCCAAATTAATTCTATCTTTATCGTCTAATTTCTTTTTTATATAGTTGTTCTGGTATCCTTTTATATACCTAAGACCTTCTAGGTATGTGTCTAATTTTGCTTTGCTCATAAAACGTATTTCATAAATTTGATCAGCAAATGTTTTTCCATAAACTTTAGCCCTCATTAAATGAGTGTCTCGATGAAGGTCAGTAGCTATGGCGTTTTTAAATAATATACCTAGTGTTTTTATAGGTAATTTGGATTGTCTAAAAGAATTAAGCTTTTCAATGGTTGAATAGCTTAAATTGTCTTTTAAAGGTGCTTTCATTATTATAATTCCTTTCTTATATTAGTTAATACTATATTACTATGCAATATAAATAAACGCATAAATGGCTCTGTAACCCAATTAGGGAAATTTTACACAGAGCCATATGCACCTTTACAATTTAATATTGCCTTATTGAGTCAGAACCACTTCCTTTATTTGTGAACATTAATTCACTATGAGGAATTTCTTTCCAATCAATTGAAGCTGCTTTATCAACTGCTTCTGCTTTTGTTTTAAGCATATTATTTGCACATAAAACAGATAATTCATCTTTTGAAAATGCTTTAAAGAACTCTTTTCTTGCATCTTCATTACCGCTAAATGCTTTTGTAGCAGTAGTAAGACAACTATCCAATTTTAATAGCTTTAATAGCGTATCAATTTGAGCAAAATCAGCATATTGCCAATGTTGATTGAACCATTCTTTTGTCATGCCATTAAATAGTTCTTCATCTGTTTTAGATGTAACTGTTGGATGACTTGCAAATGTTTCAGTGTGGAAAGGTTTATTTAATTCTAAACAAATTCCTAAGTCATGAATCAACCAACCAAGAACAATACGATTATCTTTTTTGTCTCTTGTATTAGTGTCAACATTAGCCTCAACATATTCAACAATATATGGCTTTACCCACTTATTGAGTTTGTTGTACTTTAATTGATTAGGGTCTTTATCTTCCATTGCTTTTTCTTCATAATGAGAATCATCTTTAACATCTTCAGTAACTGCATTTTTAACTACATCTACAAATAATTTAGAATTAAAGACATCACCATTCCACGCTCTTATAATAACATTGCTATAAGGAGCGCCTGTTTGTTTCTTTATATTAGATTTAAGCGTACTTACTTTATTTGCAAAATCAAAAGAAACGCTTTGCTCATATCCATTTGTGCTTTCAGTGGGGCAATCATTTAAGTATTGACCAATTGCAGTTTCATTTAGAAATACTTCTTGCAGAAACTCTTCATCATCGCAAAACTGTTCTTTAGCAAACTCTTGAAATAGAACATTTTCATATACAGGAGTCATATCAGCCTTTTCTTCACAAGCTCTGAATGTCTTTTCACCTACAACATCACATATATATTTCCATTTATTTTCATCTGTTTGCAATTCTCTTTCTAAATCATAAAGAAAGTCTTCTACATTATCATCTTGATAGCTATAATCTGATATTTCAGATTTAACGCTTTCTTTGCTCCAATCACCAGTCTCAAGACTTAATAATGATTTTATAGCAACTTCTTGTTTTTTGATAGGAGATTTAGAAATACTTATTAAGTGGTCACTCCAATCATTACTATATTCATCTTTTATTACATAACGAATAAATGGATGTACATTGCAAATAGCTAAAGCAGTATCTACCCAAGCTACGCTTTTCCCAAAATGAGAAGATAAAGCTTTGCGTGTAGTTATAGCGCCTTGTTTTACTAATTGATCTATAGCATAACTAGCATCTACAAATGTCATAGGTACTGTGAACATATTGGTAGATACTTGCTTTGTAACATCATCAATTTGACCATTAGATTCATAAGCTGGTATTTCTTCTAGCTTTAAATCCTTGGCAATTTCGACTCTTTGATGACCATTAATAATAACATATTCACCATCATCATTTTTACGATATGTGATAGGGGTTAACATTCCAACTTTTGCAATATTAGACTTTAAAGCCTTATATTCAAGTGTTTTCTTATTTGTTTTTTCTGCTCTGACATTACCTTCAGAGATCAATTTATTTACTGATATTGTATTCATTTATAAGTTCCTTCTATATGTAGGTCTATTTTTTGTTGTATGTATGCAAGTTCTGCATCTTCTTCTATTTTTCTTTCTAACGCTTTACCTGTTAGAAGCTTTTTTTTGGTTTTGTTTTTTGTTTTTTTCATCATTTAATATTTTTGATATTTCTGCATCAGTGGCTTTAATATGTACAATATTTTCTTCTGAATTACCAATTATACATTCTTTAAAAGCGGTTACTCTTCCTTGTTTCATATGCAACTGACAATCCTCGTGATAATCATATTTATCAACATATTTAAATAGATGTTCTATTAGATTATCATATTCTTTAATTAAAACTTTTATTAAATCTGGTTTAGTCATCATTTTATTTTCCTTTTTTTATGTATAGATATTAGAGAGGGTAAATTTGCATAAATACATTGTTTTATTACACTTATGAAAATTTCAAGATGACAAAAATGTCACCTATAGTATGCGTCAACAGGACAAAAATGTCCTCTTTAGCACATATAAATAGGTCAAAAATGTCCTATTTTGTAAATTTATAAAAACGAGCAAGACATTTCAGCCAGGTTCTTGCTTAATCAGGACTCTGTTCCCTTACGGGCGCTATGGACTTTGATTTCGTCTTTTATTAAAGATAGAACATAGCTCAGAAACTGTTCTTATGGTCCAGCCCCCAGCCTGACTATTTACGCTCTGGGTACACGCCTATCTTGTTTTTTAGTATAAATAATAGAAGGGATGAGTTTTGCAGTTAAGCACAAAGTGATGCACACCTACCTCTTAACTTATTTGATTTGTCCTTCAACCGATGTTTCATCAGACCCTGAGTTTTAATCTCAGAAACCCATCCCATTAGCTAACATTTACAATTTACCATAATTTCCAGACATATTCTGGTTTACCATACATACCAGTTACTTTTTTTTCTGTCTTTTCAAGATAGCCATCTTTAGTTAAGTCTGTAATACATCTTCTAGCAGAAGTAATTAGTAAATTTAACTTTGAAGCTACTTTAGACGGAGTTGATTCTCCATTATTTCTAAAATAATCAAGAACTTTTTGTTGTTGTGATTCTGCTTTTTTATGTGATTCTTTTAAGTTATCACCAGTTTCACTTGTTGTGTTATAGTACATTATTTACTCCTTGTTGTTATTAAAAATTATAAGTGGGGGCTGAACTCTTAAAACAACCCCCACTATTATTAACTATGCGTACACGACTAGTGTTTTTCAACCTAGTCCACCACAACCTAAATAAAGAAGTGTGCTTCCCAAAACTTCAGCAATTCGGACACTCAGTCACTTTATTTATAATCATTTTATTATCAGCCGATATAGTGGTACATCTCCACCCATCTTGCCATTGTGTATTTCTACGATAATAAATATGATTATCCACTACTCTGGTTTACCCAGCTCCCTCTGCATAGTTAAATATATAGCCTATCATTTAATTTTAACTGTATACGCTAACACTCCTCGCTGTTGCAACTTGCAAACTCGGTGGTGGCGTTAGTCGCAGGAAATATGATAGGCTATTAATTACCAATAGAGAACTCAGTAATAATCTGTTTTTTATCGTTAACACATTTAACAAGTGTATTAACAGGGATATAATTAGCAATTGCTGCTTTAACCCTGAAACAGTTCTCTACATTTAATAAGTAATAAGCTACTTTTCTCATATGGGAGCTAGTTGTCTTATTAGTATAAGTTCTATAGACACCAATACACATTTGATATGTATTTGCAGAATGACCATTGTCCAATATTCTGCGAAACATACCTGTTGCATATTTTTTACCTAACCATTTCTCAAGCTTTTTAATTCTGCTAAGATGTGTTTTAGGTATTTCAGCACCTTTCATATATCTCCAAAGATATTGATGACCATTTAATAGCATAGTATCTTTGTTAGATGATATAAATAAAGCATCGTATAATTCTTCAGATGTACTATTATGCTGAACAATTGATACTTTTACTTCACTTGGTTTGATGCCATCAGTTTTCGCTATCCGTTCTAGCGCTGATCTTCTTCTATGACCATCAATAATAGTCATTTTATCAGCAACTACGATAGGTTGCAATAATCCATTCTTCCTTATATTTGACACTAAGGCAGAAATCCCTTTATCCGTTCGTTGTGGGGGATTATATGGACTATTAACTAATTCACTTAAAGCGCAAATTCTATACTTCAATGTGAACTCCTTTCTGTTTTGTTATGAAAATCTTTAATTTTTTCTAATCCAGTATTTTATTCCTGTATCAGTGTAATAAAATCTGATTGTTTCCCATTCATAATGAACTTGGCAATATAATACTGTTTTATCTTTTTTTGGTTCTTTATTATAAATATGAGCCTTGTCGAACCTATCAACAACTACTTTACTAACTATATTTGTCGAAGAACAAGACATTATAAATAAACATATTATATATTTCATTTTTAACCTTTTTTCTTTATTAAAGAGAGGAGGGCAGTTGCTTTCTTGCGGAGTCCACAACTGCCCTTGAAGGAGGATACGATAAGATTAATTATAGTTCTTATTATAATTCTTCATAAATGTCTTATTAAATAACTCTACTTCTCTTTCAAGTTCAAGTTGGTCTGATTCACTTCTACTGATTAGATTATCTTGCCATCTTGGTATATTAAATAATTCTTTCCTATCTCTCCATAGTTGGAATGCAAACATTCCACAGATCACATAAAGTAATCCAACTGCTATATATCCTAGTATTATCATTTCTACTCCTTTTTTATTTGTGATTAAATAAAAAGCAACTTTTAGGTAGTCGTCCCCCTAATCCTCGGGCTTACCCTATAGGTTAAGAGAGCAAGAATGCGCATTCCATATCTCAGGTCCTCTTTGATTTTATACAAAGAGCATTGATGTTATCTCGTACGAGCCTTACTTGTTGCTTTTTATTATTTATTACCTCTATTTAGTAGAGGATTTCTTTAGTGCTATTAACACTGAAATACAGTATATAATAGCTAATGCTAAAACGAATATTTGTCCTAAATTCATCATTGTACTCCTTTTAGTTGTTAATAATTAAAAAGACGCTAGTTTAGCCTGAAGCTTTTATCATTAAATAAATATCTCTGTCGCACTATTCTGTGCATAGTGTATATTGCATTTATACATCCACCTTAATGGTCATCCTATGATTTATATGGTTACATCGATTTTATACGAATGCTTTCCAAAGTAGGTCTTTTTAATTACAATTTTTTAAATGTAGGGATTAATAGATACACCCAATCACTAGGACTGAGTGTATCTATATGGAGGAATTATCTCTCCTGTAAAACACCAGCAAATGCTGATAAGAGACGCTTGGAAGAAACACCTTGGCTCTCATAACGAGATGCTCTGGTAACATCTTGCTCGACATCGTCAACATCAACTGTAGTTTCGTAGATGTCGCCTTTCCATTTAAGCAACGCGTGAATTTCTTCAGCAGTTTGGCGTGCATCATCAGCATCATTATTATGCCAAACTGTGAGGTTAGTTGCCTCTTTAGCAATATACTTGGCAAACTCAACAGCAGTTTCAACACCAGCCTCAAGTTGAGAGATGAAATCTCTATAGCCCTCAAACTCATCAGTTATAGAGATTTTATCATATCTCTTACCTTTTCTGAGTTTGCCTTGGTTACGAATTGAGAAAGAAACGGATGTTCTGTTATCATTATTATTCATTGTAATACTCCTTTGTTATGTTATTATTATGTACAGTGGCGCAAGCGCCACCACAACGAGGGCGTACCATCTTTAAGTTTGGTATAGCCTGGTCACTATACTGTAGGTATTATGTTGTGTTGCGGTATGCGGTGTTGAGACACTTCAAATGCTACTGTATGGCAGTATAATGAAAGGCATTTGAACAGCATAGCGAAACTCAACATAATACATAAGGGCTATGCCCAACTTAAAGGGGGTAGGGGTACTGTATATCTCCCCCACGCATTCTACAACAAATTTTTAAAAGTGGGTAGAGCGAAAGGTACTGCAACTTCTATTTTCTGCTATGTCAAAAAAGTATTATAACCCTATTACAGGTATGTTAACCAAATGGGATACAGATAAGGATAAATGGATCACAGTTACATTGGATAATAACAATATTGATGATTTCCTGTTTTTAAGAGATTATATCGAAGCGGAAATGCAAATTGAGTCTCTGATTGAAATGCAAAAAGACGACTACGAAATAAAATTTGAAAATTTTTTAAAAAAAGACTTGCAGAACTAGGTGAATCGGTTGTTTTTTATACAGTATATATACAGTACAGTATATAAACTGTATTATTATACTATGTATAATAATACTGTACAGTGTATATACTGTAGTTCTTATGGATTATTTAACTAGAAGACTTAAAGTTAATAATTATGAGGATATGACCTATCCTGTCTATACCAAGAAAGAAGCAGATGAGAGGGATATTTCGTATAAGTATTGGAAAGATTGCGTTGCGGGGGATTTTGGTCTTTCCGATGATGGCTATATCGCAGAATGTATCGCCCGTAATGAATATAAGAATAGCATTGAACTGCAATTTGCCTTCGGGAGGATGTGGCTTACAAGCACAGGTAAGTTATTATACGAACCTAGACGGGCATCAGGTAATTACGCAACAGTATCCAGTGCTTCATTCCAGTACATCGAAGGAAAACACGCTAGGACTCAACGAGCTATCGACATCTATACCCGAATGCTACTTGGTGGTAGCCCCATTGATTGGTCAATCATCGGACAAGCGTATCGTCCCGACCAAAAACGTCCTGATATTACTGCCAAACGACTATTTAAACAGGAGAACATCAAACAAATGGTAGATAAACGCATAGATAAAGCATTAAAAGAAAAGGGAATCACAGAAGGAGAGGTTTTAGACGTTATTGCAGATGCAATTACACTCGCTAGAACCAAAGAAGACCCAGGTACAATGCTTCGAGGCGCAGAACAATATATACGAATATTAGATATGTTGCCTAAAAAAGCAGTACAGACTGATACGATGCAAATTGATATGACAAGCCAAATTGTAGATCAAATTGAAAAAGAAGAAAAAAGAGTTAAATTAGAGCAAAAGAAGGAGATTGCAGGAAATGTCAATTAAAACCCTATCCCCAATGGCTCATGATGAGCCTACATGGTACAAAAAACGGATTCTTTTGCGATATGTAGATGAAGAGCAGATGGAACTATTTTATGAGATTTTAAAGACCATTGCGGAAGAAAATGGAATTAAAGTAGAAAATGGTGAAGTAGATTACATTATGGGTTCTGATTATTAACTACGCACACAAGCGCAACTCGTTAGGTAAAATACAATAGGTGTCAGCAAAAGTTAATAATAAAGCCATTTTAGAAAAACTGAGGCATGATATGGTTCTCTTTGGAAAAATAGCTATGCCTCAGATGTTTTCTGCCCCATCTCCAAAGTTTCACTATACAATAGCAGACGATTTACTAGATAAGTCTGAAAAACAAATAAATATCATTGCCCCTAGGGGTCACGCCAAAAGTTCAATCGTAGGTGGCGTACTCCCAATGTACCATTTGATGTTTGACAAAGGAAAAAAGCTAATCGTGTTAGTATCTCGAACGCAAGACCACGCAGTAAAGCTTTTGGGTACAATCAAAGACTGTTTAGATTATTCTGAGCAATTTAGACAGTTATTTGGATATTGGGGGCAACATTCTGCTAGAAGTTGGGCAAAAGCTGAAATAGAGCTAAAAGATGGTTCTATGATTATCTGTAAAGGTACAGGTCAGCAGTTGCGAGGCATCAAAGTGGGCAACCAACGCCCTACGCTTATTATTGTTGATGACCCTGAAGATGAAAACAACACCAAGACCGCTGAAGCAATGGAGCATAACCTTCGATGGCTTTTGCAATCAGCAGTTCCATCGGTAGACCCCCAAAAAGGAAGAATCATTGTTATTGGTACTCCTCAACACGAAAGATGTCTAGTTGAAACTTTAAAAGTGATGAAAGGATGGCGAAATAGAGTATTTAAGCCTGATATTGAAAAAGGCATTTCTTTATGGGAAGAATGGTGGCCTGTAAAAAAATTAATTCAGAAAAAAGAAGAATTAGAATCTATTAACAGACTTTCTGTGTTTTACAGAGAATATATGTGTGAAATCGTTGGAGACGAAGACCAACTGTTTAAAAAAGAAGATATTCAGTACTATGAGGGAAAACTTCGCTTTAATAAAGAAAATAATCCAATGCTGGACATTACCGAACTTGATGGGCAAAAAGTAAACGAATCTGTGCCAATTAATATCTTTACAGGAGTAGACCCCGCATCAAGTGTTAAGCAAACTGCTGATTATTCAGTTATCTTTAATTTAGCAATAGATGATAAGGGAAGAAAGTTTGCCTTGCCTTATTATCGTAAACACGCTAAACCACTAGCATTGGCAGAAGCAATTGTAAATAACTTTAGAATGTTTCGTAGTACAAAAACAAGAATTGAATCTGTTGGTTATCAGGAAATGCTTAGGCAATATGTTCAAATGAGATGCGATGAAGAAGGATTATTTATCCCAGGTCTAAATATTAAAGAAAACCCCAGAACAAGCAAATCACACCGATTAGAAAGTCTTCAACCTTCTTTTGCTAAGAAAGAAGTATTTATTATGAAGAATATGCAGAATTTAGAAGATGAAATGCTTTTATTTCCTCGAGGAAAGCATGATGACCTTTTAGATGGACTCTTTTATGCATTTAAAGGCTCATACAAACCACATCACGAAGATGCGGAGGTTCCTGTCCTTGGAATGAATTATTTTCAAAAAAATGATTGGCAAATCAGTTAGGGGCTAGAAGTCAAGGGTTTGGGGTGAATAAATTCACTCCCAAAATGCCCCATACCAAAAATAAACTCGTTACAGAAACAGAACGCCTATTAGATGACTTTCATTCCGAAAGAGCTACTTGGGCATCTCAGGCAATGGAAGATGACGAGTTCCGCAATAATCAGCAGTGGAAATCTGCTCACGTTACTACATTAGAAAAAAGGTCGCAAAGTCCCATTGTGGACAATGTTGTCCATCCCGCAGTTGAACAAGCAAAAGCCCTCCTTACTGCAAATAAACCAAAATTTCAATCTACAGGTAGAGATGACAGCGATACAAAGGTAGGAAGAATTTTTGCAGATATTATGTCTTACATATGGGATAAGTCTAATGGTAACGTACAGATTAAACAAGTTGTAGATGATTATTATGTAAAAGGAATGGGGGTCATACAAGCCTATGTTGATCCAATGAAAGACTTTGGTCGTGGGGAAGTGTGTATCCATAGCATTGACCCCCTTGATGTTTACATAGACCCAAATAGTCGAGATACATTTTGCAGAGATGCATCAGATATTATGATTGCAAGGTTATTTACGGAAAAACAATTAAAGCAGTTATATCCACAAGTAAACACAAAAGATATGACTACATCTGCAAATGACAGATACCCTGCAATGTCTAGAGAGTCTACGCAAGATCAAAGCATTGGCCCAATGTCCAATGATACTTATTCTTCAGATACGAAGTATTATGAAGTAATTGATAGATATAAAAAAGAAAAACATAAGTATTTCCATGTATTAGATACTTTAACAGGGGAAGAGGTAGTCTTAAATAAGGATGGTTTTGCAGAATATGCTGAAGAACCCGCAATTAAAATGACAAATGCTGATGGTGAAAATTATATCACAGAGCAATCTAGCGTAGCAGAATTAATTGGAGTATTTGAAGCAACAGGCGGTATTTATCATTACATGGAAGACTTGCAAACAGGTCAACCAACAATGATGCCAGGCCCCGAACACGAAGAAGCAATCCCAAATAGTGGACATCAGATTGAGGTTATTACTAAAGGTGCTTTGGTTGAATTAGGAATTATTGTTTCTAATAAAATAAAAACAGACAGAATTAGAAGAATTTTATGTGCGGGTGGAAAATTGCTTTATGACTACATTATGGATATAGATGATTATCCTGTAGTTACACTAATGAATAGACACAATCGAAATCCATATCCAATGAGTGATGTGCGTTTTGTAAAGCCTATTCAAGAGTACATCAATAAAGTTACTTCTTTAATAATTGCACACGCTTCTAGTTCTACTAATACAAAACTGCTAATTCCAAGAGGTTCAATGAATCGTAGGCAATTAGAAGAAGAATGGGCAAGGGCGGGTACAGGTGTAATTGAATATGACCCTGAACTTGGTACGCCAATTGTTGCAGGGCCAATTCCACTTCCTAATGAATTATATAAGAACAGAGAAGATGCAAAACAGAGTATATATCACATTTTGGGTATTCACCCTTTACAACATGGCGACCCATCTGCCGCTCCTAGTACTTACAAAGGAACTGTGGCTATTGATGAGTATGCTCAAAGAAGAATTAAATCAAAGATTGATGATGTTGATGAAGCATTAAATCAGATTGGAAAGATCATTGTTCAATTGATTCAACAAACCTACACCGATGAAAAAGTAGTTCGCATTATGAAACCAGATGGCAGATTAGCTGAAGCAACAATGAATCAACCAATCTACGATGATTTTACTAATGAGATTATTGGCAGGGTAAATGATGTTACAATAGGGAAATATGATTTGATTGTTGTAAGTGGTTCAACATTGCCATCAAATAGATGGGCAAGATTTGATTATTACATGACCCTATACGAAAAGGGAATTATTGATGCTCAAGAAGTCTTAGAGCAAACAGAGGTAGCGGACACAGAGGGCGTTATGCAACGAACAAGTATTATACAACAACAACAACAAATGATTCAGCAGTTAGAAGAAGAACTTAAAAATACTAAGGGAGACTTACAAACTGCACAACGTGAATCTACGCACGATAGAAAACGTGTTGAAATAGAAAAATTTAAAACAAAGCTGAACTCTTCTTCAAACAAGAATGAATCAGCAAGTAAGCTATTTGAGGCTCGATTAAATGACGAGCTACGTTTAGCAAAAGAAGATTTAAGACGAGAAGAAACCAAACAAGGCACTGTTGCTGTTAATTAACAAACAGGCCTAAGGAGAAACAAATGTCTGAACAAACACAAAACTTGGATGCTGAAGCAACTGAACCTAATTATTTCGATTTAGGGGGAGAAGCACCAATTCAAGAGAGTGATTCGGGTCAAGAGCAAGAAGCTCCAAACCCTGTAAATGAGTTGGAGAGTTATGATGAAAATCTAGCACCTCCAACATTTCAAAACTTAGAAGAAGTTTCTGAGGAGTCCGCTCCAAAAGAAGATACTTCACGTTTTGAATACTGGCAGAGCAAATACGACCAAAAGGCAAGTGAATACAACAAACTACAGGAAGAAATGGGTCAATATGAAAAGGTTGCACCAATTGCAAACTATATTCAAGAAAACCCTGATATTTTGAAAGGTGTTGCTAAATCACTTTCTGGAGATACCCCGTCTGTTGCCGATACTAACGAACAGATGGCATCACCAAAGAAACCAGAGCGTCCCGCTAAACCTGTCAATTATGATTCATCTGAAGCTTACATGGATGTGGATAGTGCAAGTTATAAATATCGTGAAGCGATGGATAACTATCGTGATGAAATGATAGACTATGGCGAACAAGCAGAACAATTTAGACTTCGTGAAATGGAAGCTAGAGAAAATCAGATTCGACAAGCGCAACAACAATATGAAGCGCAAAAACAATCTGATGGAATGCGAAATGAATTAATGGGTAAATACGGATATACTCCTGATAAAGCTCAAGAATTTATGCAGTATTATTCTAGCCCAGATTCACTAACTCTAGACAATCTAGTTCGTTTAGATAAAATGCGCTCCGCTCCAAGCCAAGCTGAAGTTGAACAAAGGCAGAAAGCCGAAATGATGAAGCAAAAACAAAATACTCTGAATACACCTCCACCCGCAGGGGTTGTGAGTGCGCAGTCAGAACCTCAGATTAATGAGGAAGATGCTTTTAATCTCGGTTTGATGCGAAACAGAAGATAATGGTTTAATTAAAAACGGAGAAAACATAACATGGCAAGTAATGCAAAAACATTAGGGTCATCGGGTGTTTTATACACAGACAGACGTGATTTTTATATGCGTCCTAATGTGGTTAAAGAACTCTGGACTGACGTAACGCCTTTTACAACAGTTGTTGCTAACCAGCAAACAATTTCAGGTTTAAAAGACCCTCAGTTCAAGATGTTTGAACATCGCAACCCTTGGCAAAAACAATACTTTCGACAAAGTACAACTACAGCAGTTGCTGCTGATAATGCAGCTGATACTTGGTCTGTCAAAACTGGCTCAGTAGTTGGTCTTGAAGGAGAAGGTGGAGATTATGCATATAATAGTTGGATTGGACTTGAATGCGAAGTCTGGTCTGCTTTAACCCCAGGTTCTACTAAGCGAGGCGTAGTATTAATTACTGCTGTAGCAAATAGTGGTGCAAGTGCAAATTTAAGCGTTAAAAATATGGGAGATGCATCAATTACTCCTGCAGATGGTGACTATTTAATAGTTGTTGGTAACGCTTATGGTGAAGGTACATCAGCTGGAACTGCTTGGAGTGATGAGCTATCAGTAGTTTACAACCAATGTCAGATATTTAAGACACCTCTTCAAATTACTGGTACTCTTTTAGAGGCATCATTAAGAGGTGAATCATCTGAGTTGGCTAGACTAAGAGATCAAAAGTCACAAGAGCATAAGATTCAAAAAGAACGTGCTTTCTTATTTGGTCGTTCACCGATTAATACATCTGCTGGTTTTGATGACAATTCACTATCTGATGCGAATGGCAATATTGTTCGTTCTTGCATGGGTATCATCCCTGCAATTGAAAAACATGGTGCTGCATCAGGAGCTGACCAAAACAGATTCGAAATCTCAGAAGCAAGTTATTCTTACGATAGCTTTGTAGATGACATGGAAAAAGTGTTTCAATATGTTCCTGAAGCTGGAATGAAACGTGCTTTCTGTGGAATGGGTGCAATGAGCTACTTTTCTAAAATGTCTGGTGCTTCTGGTCTTGCAGGTAATTCTGGTTGGACTGTAAACCTTGGTGATATGAAAAGAGATGCTCTTGGTTTTAACTACAGAGTACTTGAGTCACCTCATGGTGCATTACAGTTAATTCCAACTCCAGTTCTAAGAGAAACGTACAACAAAACTATGCTTGTAGTTTCAGATGAAAATCTGTTCCATGCACAGTATAGAGCGCCAAAGTTCCAAGCTAACATCTTAACTGATGATGCTTACGATGGTGTTAAAGACCAGTACATGTCTGATGAAGGAATTGGTGTTACACTAATTGAAAGTCACAAGCTATTCAACATTGTAGCGTAAGGGAGGCATATTATGGCTAAACCTTATTTAGGTGGTTCAAGTGGTGGAGTTAAAGCAGTTAGTGCTGACGTAACATTGCAAATTGCTGATTCTGGAAAGACTATATTTATGTCTGAAGGTTCTGCGGCGTATGACATTACGTTACCTGCAGTCAGTAATAAAGGTTGGGAAGCTAAATTTATTTTAGTTGCTTCTCCAGCAAGTTATGACATAGACATTAAAGCAGCGTCTGGTGATGAAGATAAAATCAAAGGGATTGAATTTTCTGATGCTGATACTGCTTCTGCTACAGATAGTGATTGGGATAAAATCACTTTCAGTACTAATGGCGTGGCGGGAGATTATGTAAATGTAATATCCGACGGAACAAGTTGGTATATGCATATTCATGCTTCGGCTGATAACTCAGTTACACAAACTGATTAATAACAAATAGAGTGAGGGGCTTTATGCCCCTCCTCTTGTAAGGGAATATTATGGAAAGTAAAAAAATAAAAGAATCAAGAGTAATTACTGCTACTGCTGAGTTACTGTCAACTGATAGTGAAGATATTATTTTTATGGAAGCTGAATCGGATGACCAAGTTATTTCATTACCAAAAGACTTAACACCAGGTTTGTCTTATACATTTATTCACTCAAATGCATCTGGTGCTTCTACCTGTAGAATAGCACCAACAAATTCAAAAATTATTGGATATGTTAATCAGCATGAAGGTGGAAATGCAGATGCAACAACTGCTGATGGTTTAGTTTCTGTTTTAGATGGCGCTGATGGCAAATACATTCAATTAACTAAAGCAACTGGCCACCAAGGTGATTTTATCAAATTAATTTGCAATGGGAGTGATTGGTATGTTGCTGGTGGATTAGGAATTTTTACTCATGAGTCGTAAAAAGAAAACAGTAAAAAAGAAAGCGGTCAAATCGAGTAAAAAAAAAGACCCAGTTATGGACGCTCTAAGAAAGCCTATTAAGATTTAATGGCAACATTTGAAGCACAAGTAGAGGCTCAGACCTCAATAGCAATAACAGGAAGTAGCACACCTACTCAAGATGAATTATCTCAATTCTTAAAAGATGGTGTGCTTGACGTTACTGCTAGAACTTTAAAATCAAATCCAAGTGATTTTCAAGATTTTATTAAAGTAAGTGCGGAGCAAACTTCAAATGGATTGGATGTAAATGGCGCACAAATTATTAAAGTATTGCGAGAAGATGGGACAGATGGGCAATGGAGAAATTGCAAACAAGTAGGTATTGAAATGGAATTTGCATCAAGAGACACAGGCAGTATTCACTTGGCAACAACTAATAATCCTGTCTTTATGATTCAAAGTAATGGAACAGTACATATACAACCTGCCGCTACTTCAGGTGGCGCTAATTCATATAAAGTTTATTATATCAATAATGTCCCTGTAGATAAAGCAGAACAAGCATTGGTTTATTCTCATAGCGATATAGGATTTTTTGCAGACGATAAAGTATATCTTGTTGTGATCTATGCATCTATTAAAACAACAGAAGCAAAGCTATCTTCTTATACGATTGATGATGAAGATATTGAATTAGTTCAATCGTTACAGGTAACTCTTGCAACATTGAAAGATAGTTACGAAAAGGCATTTATTGTATGACCCAAAAACAATTAATTGAAATAGTGCAAATACATCATCCTGAAATGAGCGAGACACAAATACGTTTGTATTTAAATCAGGCATTAGATGAGTTTTGCAGAAAAACAGAAATATTAAAAACCCAAAGTACAATAACGTCAACTGCAAATAAGCGTTATTATGATTTAGATGCTTTTGGGAAAAAATTTATTAAAGTGGAAAGGGTAGAGTTTGATAAAGATGAAATTTCTCAATTATCAGGCAGACCCGATAAATATAGTAATTCATAATGGCTAATGTAACAGAAAAAGTTTGGTGGATAGAAACAGAATCAGAAACTGCTAATGAGGTAAATGACCCACAATTAGGACTTGCTCAATATTCCAGGGTAGATGAAAATGTTACTTATACACATCTAAGCACAGGAAAAGAAATAAAAATATATGGGTCTGTTTACGATGAAGATTTTGTTAGCACTACTGGAGGAGATGGTTCTGGGGGCATTCGACTAGATGAGTCTCCCAATATCCCTGTTGATTTCCACGATGCTTTAACTCATTTCGTAATTATGAAAGGTTACGAAATGAAACCTGAGGCAATACAATTAGCACAATATTTTGAAAATAAATGGAATATGTGCCTTAGTGAAGGAAGAGAATATAGCAATACAGATATGCAAGGCTCAACTCCTTCAATTATTCCCTATGATTTTTAACCAATATGACCATGAGACAGTCAAGCTCGGTAAGTCATAAGCAAGGAGAAACAAGATGACAATGCATAAATACTCAGTAAACGAATCAAGTAACATAGGATTAGGACAAGCTGGTTCTATTTTAGAAACAGGAAATAGTGCTGTAACTGGCAAAAAGATAGTAGCGATTACATTCTTAGAAGATGCAGTATTTAGTCTCCTCACACCTGAAAGTGGAACAAATCAATATATAGGAAACTCCAACAACAATGGAGATAGTACTGCAAGTGTTACTTTT